GATTTAAAAAGTTTAAGAAAATTTGATGGTCAAACAGCTTATGATAGATGGATGGAAATAAAATCTGAAATTAAAATTACACCAACTGGTCAAATAAGTAAAACTAAAGGTGTGTCAATAAAACAGTTTGTAGAAGACCAAATTAAAAACAAAAATAGTAATCTTAATTTAAATATTCCAAACCCTGAAAATACTAATGGAGTAGTCAATGGAATTGATTTACAACAAAAATACATAAACAGCATCATAACTACTGTTGAAAGTGTGGCATATAACTTAATGGCTGAAGAATTTCCACAATTAGCAACAATAGAAGAAGAGGAAATGTCTATACTTAAAGATGCTTATAAAGACTTAAAAAAGAAAAAGAAATCAGCAATAACTATACTAACTGAATAAAGTACCCCTTTTAGAAGAGATAAACACAAATTATGGCAAATTCATTCGTAAGATACACTGGTAACGGTACAACTACTACATACGCTATACCTTTTAGTTACAGAGATAGTGCTGATTTATCAGCTACAGTAGCAGGTGTAAATGTCACAGCTTACACTTTGGATGCCGCAGGTACTAACCTTACATTTACTACAGCGCCGGCTAATAATGCTGCGATTGAAATACGAAGAACTACAAGCCAAAATACAAAATTAGTAGACTACGTATCAGGCTCAGTACTAACTGAAAATGACCTAGATACAGATAGTGACCAAGCTTTCTATATGTCTCAAGAGGCTATTGATAAAGCAGGTGACGTTATATCATTAGATAACGTAGACTTTAACTGGAATGTACAAAATAAAAGATTAAAAAATGTAGCAGACCCTGTAGATAATACAGATGCTGTTAATAAACAATTTATATCAACTAACATACCTAATATTACAACAGTAGCAGGTATAAGCTCTGATGTAACTACGGTTGCAGGTATTAGCTCAGATGTTACTGCGGTAGCTAGTGATGCTACAGATATAGGCACTGTTGCTACAAACATAGCGTCAGTAAACACAGTAGCTACAAACATCAATGATGTAATTAAAGTTGCTGATGATTTAAATGAAGCAATCTCTGAAGTAGAGACTGTTGCAAATGATTTAAATGAAGCGACTTCTGAAATAGAAGTTGTTGCTAATAATATAGCAAATGTTAATACAGTTGGTACTGACATAGCTAATGTAAATACAGTAGCGGGAATAGATACAGACGTTACTACAGTTGCAGGAATAAGCGCTGATGTAACTTCAGTAGCAGGTATATCAACTGCTGTATCTAATGTTAACTCAAATAGCACAAACATTAATGCTGTTAATGCTAATTCAGCTAACATAAACACTGTTGCGGGTATAAACAGTGATGTGACAACGGTTGCAGGAATATCAAGTGATGTTTCTACAGTTTCAACAAACAATGCAAATGTCACTGCTGTTGCAGGTAATGCATCTAATATTAACACAGTTGCAGGTAACACAACTAACATTAATACAGTAGCAACTAACAATGCAAATATTACAACAGTTGCTGGAGCAAACACAAATATTAATACAGTCGCAACTGATATAGCTAATGTTAATACTGTTGCTACAAACATACCTTCAATAAATAGTTTTGCTAACACTTACAGAATTGGTGCAACAGACCCTACAACATCTTTAGACGAAGGTGATTTATTTTATAATTCAACAGACAATGCTCTTAAATATTATAATGGCTCATCTTGGCAACAAATTACAGCAGATACAGATGTTAAAACTTTAGTTTCAGCAAATGATACAACAGCAGGTTTTTTAAATGGAAAATTAGTAGCAGGTTCAAATGTTACATTTACTGAAAATAATGACGGTGGAAACGAAACACTTTCTATTTCAGCAACAGACAATTCAATTCCTTTTGCAATAGCACTTGGATAAATAATTAAGGAGAAAAATAAACATGGCAAATAACTTTAATTCAACAACAGCTAGTTTAACTGATGCTACGTTGACTACAGTTAAGACCACTACATCTAACAAACAAGTTATGATTGGTTGTCTAGTATCTAATACTGGAACAACTTCTATACTTGTAGATATAGTTCTTAATGATGGTTCTAACGATAGATACATTGTTAAACAAGCTCCAGTACCTATTGGAAGTTCTTTAGAAGCTATATCTGGTAAAGTAATTATTCCTAATGGTGGTGCTGTTAAAGTAAAATCTGACAATGCTTCTGGTATTGCAGATGTAATTATTTCAACTTTAGAAGATGTTGCATAGATGTATTTAGGAAACCAACCAGCATTAAGTTACACAAGTTTTGCTAAACAAGACTTCACTACAAGTGCGACTACATCTTACACATTAGATAATTCAGTTGCTAACGCAAATGAGTTAGCATTATTTATTAACTTTGTAAGACAAGAGCCTACTACTGCATACTCTGCAAGTGGTACAAGTTTAACTTTAACAAGTGCTACATCTGCATCAGATGATATGTACTGTGTGTTTTTAGGTAAAGCTGTTCAAACAGTAAATCCTCCAAATGGTTCTGTTGGAACTGCACAGATTGCAGACTTAGCTGTAACAAGTGGAAAATTAGCTAGTGGTGTATTACCAACTAACACTCCAGCTTTCAGAGCTTATACAGATACAATTCAAACTACTTCAGATGGTGTAGCAACTAAAGCAGAATTAGATTTAGAAAGTTATGATACCGACAGTTGTTATGACACAAGTACCTATAGGTTCACTCCAAATGTAGCTGGTAAATATGTTTTTAATTTTTTAGCAACTGACAATTATACTGGGAGTGCTTCTAATGCTGTTCAAATATATATTCGTAAAAATGGAAGTGATATTGCAGAGTATCAAAATAATACTAAAGGAAGTAATTATGGAAGTAACTTTATTTCTACAACTGTAGAAATGAATGGAACGACAGATTATGTAGAATTTTTTTTATTCTATGCTGGTGGTAGTAATGTTATTTGGAGAAATAATAGTGATAGACAATTTGCAGAAGGTTACAGATTAATAACATAGGAAAATAAATTATGGCAATAACAAAAATACAATCAGAAAGTCTTAACCTAAGCGACACTTACGATTTCACAGGAACTGTAACTGGTGCTGGTGGAACTAACACTCCAGCTTTTCATGCAAGAGGTTATGGTACTCAAGCAGTAAGTGCTAACACTTGGACAAAATTAACTTTTGCAACAGAGGAATTTGATACTAATAGTGCTTTTGCATCAGACAGATTTACAGTACCAAGTGGTCAAGATGGAAAATACCTTTTTACAACTGGTTCAACCTATAACATGGATAATGGAAGTGGTGCACAAGACATTGTTATTGCCATTTATAAAAATGGTTCATCATATAATAATTATAGACTTGGTTCTTATGATGATACTGCTCAAATTTCAAATTGTACAGTTTCTGGAATTATAAATTTAGAGGCAGCAGATTATATAGAAGTATATGGTTTTTACGATAGTGGAACTAATAGAAGTTTTTATGATACTAGATTTTTTCATGGACATAAAATATTAACATAAAATTAAGGAGGTAAAACTATGGCACAACTAAGTACAAAAATAAAATCATACTGTGAAGCTAATGGAGTTAGTAATGTAGATTTTTCTGAAGATGTTATGTTGCAAGATGATGGTCAAGGTGCGTATATCAAAGAATGGAATTTAGATATTGCACAACCAACTGATGAGCAATTAGCATCATATGAAACTGCTGCAAATACTGCTGAAGCTAATGCAACAGTAGATGCAACAAGAAGAAATGAATATGGAGATATTGGCGAACAATTAGATGAAATCTACCATGACATTGAAGCTTGGAAAACAAGAATACAAGGTATAAAAGATAATAACCCAAAGAGTTAATAGGAGAATAAATTTTGGCTTACATAGGTAGAGATACAGATAAAATAAGTAATGTAGAGGTACTGGATAACATTACCTTTGATGGTTCTTCATCATACACATTACAAAAGAATAGTGTAAATTTTACACCTAGTTCTGCGAACACATTATTACTTAGTATTGATGGTGTCGTTCAAGCTGGAAACTTTACTGTATCTGGTTCAACAATAGATTTTGGAACAGCAGTTGCTGGAACATCTACTTGCGATTTTATTTTACATTATGGAGTTGGATTAATTACAGCACCTAGTGATGGCACAGTTACCTCTGCTAAGATTGGTGCTAACGCAGTTACAAATGCAAAATTAAATAATGATATTATTTCTGGTGCTACTGAACTTGCTACTGAACCAGCAGACACAGACGAATTTTTAGTATCAGATGCTGGTACATTAAAAAGAATTGATTACTCATTAATTAAAGGTGGTGGAATTACAATGGCAGACCAGTTTTGTTTAACTTCTAATTTTAGTGGTAGTGCTCTTCCTATAGCTTCAAATTTAGCAAGAGTTGCTAGAACTGGTCAAGGAACTTTAAATGGTGGTATGACAGAAAGTTCTGGTATTTTTACTTTTCCATCTACTGGAATATATCTTGTAAATTTTACAGCTTCATTCCAATATAGTGGAGACAGTAGGTATATTTTTATAACAATGCAGGCAACTACTGATAATTCAAATTATTCTGCTGTTGCAGAAACTCCAACTTTTATACAACAAACTTCTGGAGCAACTACTTATGCTCAAGCACAATGTTCTAGTTTAATTGATGTAACTGACACATCTAATGTAAAAGTTAGATTTTTTGTTTCGCCATTAAATTCATCAGTAATAACTAGAGGTGAAGCTGTTTCGGCTACCTATATGCAATTTATAAGATTAGGAGATACATAAGATGACAGATAAAGAATATTTACATTATGCTTTAGCACAAATGCATACTGGTCAATGGTTTGGATTTAGTAGTGATGAACAAAACTATTCTACTTTAATAGTGCATGACAGTTCAATTACAAAACCAACTGAAGCAGAAGTAAATGCAAAGATACAAGAATTAAAAGATGCAGAAGCAAATGCAGAAACTAAAAAAGCATCTGGCAAACAAAAACTTTTAGACTTAGGTTTAACTGAATCTGAGGTAAAGGCACTAATAGGAGTATAATATGGCAATCATAACTTTAAATAATAATTCTTTATCTAGTGTAACATCATTACCAAATGGTATAGTATCTTCAGATGCTTTAGCTAGTGGTGTAGGTGGTAAGGTTTTGCAAGTTGTTAGTGGTGCAACTAATTCACAAGTAGTTACAACATCAACATCTTTAGTTGATATTAATTTGTCATTAAACATAACACCATCATCAACATCTAATAAAATTTTTGTAATTTATACAGGTAACAATGAAACAAATGGTACTACTGGTAATAGATTAAACCTAGTAATGTTGAGAGATAGTACACAAATTTGTGATTCTACTGGAATAGGAAGTATAGGAAGTGAAAATGGAATTGTTACATCTGCTTCATTATCATTACTAGATTCTCCAAACACAACTAGTCAGATTACATATAAAATGCAAGGTGCATCAAATGATGGAACTGTAATGGTATTTAATCATGCTTCAGATGTAGGTACAATAACAGCATACGAAATAGCAGGATAAAATTATGATTATAGCAAAAGCAATTTTAAAAATAAATCCTAATGCAGTATTTAGTTATACTGATATTGATAATATCACTTGGTTAGAAGGAACAACACCTATCTCTAAAGCTGACATACAAGCACAATTTCCTATTGTAGAATTTGATATGGCTATGGAAGATTTAAGAGCCAAAAGAAATAAATTATTAGCAGATACAGATTACCTTGCGTTATCTGATAATACTATGAGTGCAGAGATGACAACTTACAGACAATCTTTAAGAGATATAACAAATGGTTTAACTACTGTTGCTGATGTTGAAGCTGTAGTTTTTCCTACTAAACCATAATGCCTAGAAAGAATAATCTTAAACAGTTTGCTGATGAAGCAACTGGAGTAAGACTTTCTTCACATGAGAAACTTTGTGCTGAACGAATGAATAATATTCTAAAAAGCATAGATGAAATGAAAAAAGAAATTAAGTCGTTAAGACAAGATGTTTCTATGGGTAAAGGTGGACTTAAAGTTATCCTTGCTATTGGAACATTGCTTGTTGGAATTATAGGATTTTTTCAATTTAAATAATGATTGATAGATTGTTATATAATTTTTTTGGTTCAATAGATACGTTCTTTGAATGGTTAGAAAATTTATTTAAAAAAAATGAGAGACACAAAACTATTAGAAAAACACAGTCAAGAAATACAGCAAAATAAAAAAAATAAAGAATTATTTATAAATTTAAAAAAAGAAGTAGAAACAGGTGCTAACGGTACGCAAAGTTACATTATTAAACACGGTGTAAATGCGGGAAAGAAAGTTAGTAAATGTTTAAAATAGTTGCATTACTTTGTGTGCTAAATGTTAGTGGACAAAATTTATGTATGACAGGTGATTTACCTTTAACTGGTAAATTACAAACAGAAGAAGATTGTAATAATACAATATTAGCAATCGGTCAGGCTGTAAATGAAGAATTTATAGAAAGACAAATTTATATATCAATGAAGTGTGAAAAACTAGGAGATAATGCATGATGATATTTGGAGATACTCCAAGATACTGGAAAAATAAAGCTAAAATTTATATAATGAATACAGATAAAAGAATGTTAACAGCATTTATTTTATGGTCTGTGTTTTTATGGTGGTTATAATATATGCCATTTGAAATGATAACTATGCTTGGCTCTACTGTATTAGGTGGAGTAATGAGTATTTGGTCACAAAGTATAAAAGCAAAACAGGCTGAGCAAAAAATGCTTATACAAAGAGCTGATATACAACAAAAAGGTTTTAAAGAAGCGAGAGAATACGACAATGTAGGTTTTCAGTGGACACGAAGAATTATAGCATTAATTGCTGTGTTCGCTATAGTATTATTACCTAAATTAATGCCAATATTTCAACCAGATGTAAGTGTAATTGTGGGTTATTTAGAATTTAAACCTGCATTTTTCTTTATACCTGAAAAAGAAATAATGAAATGGGTAACACTATCTTCTAATAGTTTAGTGATTACACCGTTAGATACTAACTTAGTATCAGCTATTATTGGTTTATACTTTGGTGGCTCATTAGTTAAAAAATAATTTATGAAAATATCACAAGACACATCAGTAAGTATGCCTATTAAAAACATGATAGGTATTATAGCAGGTGTTATTATGGGTGTGTTTGCGTATACCGAAGTAACAGCTAGACTTACTTCATTAGAAACATCAAGAGAACTATTTGAAAATGATTTATTAAAAAAATCAGAGCAAGTACCTACAGACCAAGAACAACATTTTTTATTAGAAGATTTATATAAGACAGTAGAAAAATTACAATCTACTCAAGAGATGAATATGACTAATAAAGTTAATATAGAATTTTTAAAATCACAACTTGAGAAAGCATTGGGTGATATTGAGCATTTAAAAGATAAGGTGAGAGCCAATGGAAACGGTCATTAGCACAGTAGTTGCACTTTGTATGTTTGTAGCCGGTGAACTCAAAGAACACAGAATACAACCTGCTATGTCAGATTGCCTAAAAGGAAAACGTATTGCTGAACGAGATATTAACAATAATATTAAATATAAATGTGGCAAAGTAAAAGTTGAGTTAGAAGAAAATATAGATGGAAGTAAATCAATTAAAAAAATAATAGAATAATGGCAAAAAAATTTAAAGAATTTGAAGTAAGAGAAAAACCTAAGAAGAGAAAAGGAATACATGTCAAACGACCAAACAAAAGAAGCACTTTCAAAAAGTACAACAGACAAGGTAGACCACAATAATTTAGATAATATCATTAAAGAGTTACCTGAATTACTGGTTAAACACGCATATTCAAAATTAAAGTCAGGACAAGAGTTGACTGCTTCAGAAATGAAAGTATGTCTTGAGGTTTGTAAGACTTATAGTACAGATAGTTTACAAAAGAAGCCTGATAACATACTAGACGAAGTACCTTTTGATACAGATGAATAGTAAACTTAAAAATTTTAAAAACTTTTTATATCTTTGTTGGAAGCATTTAAATCTTCCGGAACCAACACCAATACAATATGATATAGCTGACTATCTACAGTCTAAAGAAAAAAGATTAGTTATAGAAGCATTTAGAGGTGTAGGTAAATCTTGGATTACTTCAGCATTTGTATGTCACCAATTATTACTTAATCCACAACGTAATATACTTGTAGTATCTGCATCTAAAAGCAGGGCTGATGATTT